CTTTAAACGACTACCTACCACTCTTTCATCATAAGCCTCGAAAGATATATAATACCTACCATCTTCCTTTGACGCTGTCGTATACCCGATTACGTCTGCTTTGGCGGCTAGTGAATATCCTAATCCACGAGGAAGTTCTGGTGCTAACTGTACCTTTCCATCTTGCATAGAAGATGTCTTGGAATGGCTTACTAACACTAGATTTCCACCTTTCTTTTTCATAAGGTCTTGGAAACGCTTGACGATATCCAGATTTTTACGTCTGGCTTTTCCCCAATCTGCTCCCCATTGACCTTCTCCCATAGCAGTGATACCAAGTTCTTGAATAACTGAAAATTCAATCCATTCATTTACTTGTCCTATGGTATCTATAACTATGGTGTCATATGGGAGTTTATCCCACTCTGATGAAATCCAATTAAAAGCCTCTACAAGAGAATATGCAGGCATTGGTTTGCCTTTATCCTCTCCTGAGCGATAATTGAATCCCCTTTCTTCAGGTGGGACAACTTCCATTTTTGGCTGACCATTTTCAACCACCTGTTTTCCTTCATGGACAACAGGTCTAGTTGGTGCATTTAATGCTGTTATAGTAACACTATTTGCACCATTTACGAAGTCTGAGCCAAGGTCTGTATCAAGAATCAATACTCCCTTATTGCCCTTAGGACTCCATTTACTAACCGCTGTAGTTTTCCCTGTCTTGGGTTGACCTAGGATTAGATATGTCAAACCTGCTGGCATCGTTTTCCAGTCTGTTGACACTTTGCGTACTTGTATCAATAGATACCTCCTTCATGTTTGGAGTTATTAATGTACCAAATTCGACCATATTTGGGTTCAGGCTAGACCAAATATAATCATAATACGCAAGACCTGCAACAAGATTATACACTTGTGCTAGTCCTAATGAAACAACATGATTTGTAGCAAATACAGTATGTTTCATAGAACAAGGAGCAGGTTCTACCGCATGAGTGGGTATCCAGTCCTTTAGGTACTCATCATGCCTAGGAGTTACTGTTGATAACTCTATAGATGTTGCACCCATCCTCATGTCAATAAAGAAACGAGCATTAGGTAGTTTTACCCACTTTTCATACACCATTCTTCTAGACTCCATATCGTCTGTACAGACAATCATCATGTTTTCAGGTGTATGATTCATTCCAAAGTTTTCCATTGGAACAAATTTTTGCCAATCTTCAGAATAACTTTTAAATAATTCTTCTGCAGATTCTTTTTTACTCATACCTACATTCTTTACAGGATAGCAAGTTGAGCTAAGATTATGACTTACTACAACATCTGAATCATAACCCATTACCATTCTCCAGCCCATCATGGCTAAACCTTGTACCATAAATGAGCCTATACCGCCTAAACCTACAATGCCTATTGTACTTAGTGATTTAATTGGTATCAAATCCTTATTTCTAAGGAATCGTGTTTCTAACATAGTAACCTCTCTTATTAATTTTGGAAGGTGCAGGGAACCACATTGCTGTGTAGTTGTGGAAAGGTCGTGGTCCCCTGCGTTTGGATAATCGGCTCGCTTACGGAGTTGAATCGTGTACACTTAACTGACCGATTAATATATAAAAATATAGGGCATGGAATAGCGTTTGTACTCACTGTCATACAATCAGGGTATCTTCTATGGGCGAACTGGGAAGATAGATTGTAGAGCAACCATGCCCCTAAACCCAAATTTATATCTTAAAACCTCCAGTTGCAAGTTCTTCCATGAATAAATGTGGGTCTACATTTGGACATTTTTCAGTAGCCAACTGCATAAATGCAGGGTAATCAATGATATCGTCTTCTAGTTCCACAATTAATTCCATCATTGTTTCTATCTCTTTTTCACTTACCTCTGTTTGACGGTCCCAAGAGTATTGGCTTGTTTTTTTTTTATCTTTTTCGTCTTTTTCCGTTAAATCAACATTTAGATTATTATTATTATAATAACCATTATATCCACCATATCCATATCCGTATCCATAATTATTACCATACATCTGTATTTGATTTCCATTTGTATAGCCAATCTTGGTTTCTTCTTTCTTTGCTTTTTCTATCTTTCTAGCCTCGGCTGACCATTCCTTAGGAATCTTAATCTTAGGTTGAGATACCTCGACCTCTCCCTCTATTAGATTACTATAGCCAAATCTATCACGATATGTAAAGCAACAATCAAATGGTTCTCCAGATGATGCTACTACAGTTGAAAAGAATATACCATCTCCCGTTGATTGCTCTCTTGCAGTTTCTTTATCTGTACCACTCAAGAAAGCACCCATTGTATGATGAGAATGTATTAACCCAAGATAATGAGAACCTTCTGCCAGTTCAGGCATTTTCTTATATACCTTAGGTAATAATTTACCCACCATATCTCCATCTAATTCAGTTTCTGCAGCACTACCCAAGTGAATAGGTAGGAAATAAGTTAACTTTACCTCCTCTGGAAACCCATTCTTTCTTGCTTTTACTATTTCATACCACGCAGGTCCAGACCACTCAATAGACTTAAAACGCCTCAACAGATATAGTATCTTCTGATGAATCATTTCTTCTATTGAAATCTTGAACTGCGGTTTCGTATCTTTCTTTGCCATGTTCTAACTCCTTTGTGTATTGTTTCATTTTTGTTAAGTAAATCTCTAATGCATTATTCAGATAATAATCAACTTGCATACTCATTTCCATAAAAGGCTCAGCTTCTAATAGATTTGTATCTGAATCAGCAACTATTCTCATATGAATCATTGTTGTGAATACATCATCAAGTAATTCTTCATCAATATCATCAAATTCTATTTTAAAGTCGTCTCTATTGAATAACCTATACTTAGGATAATCTGGAGGACTTACTAGATTAGCATAATGTATTGAAGAGTTTAATGATGTCCAAAATGTATCACGAAAATACCTATCCATAAACCAAGAACGCCATCTATCCTTTAATTGCTCAAGGCTAAGATAAGTCTCTTGGAAGACATGATTACCTCTACGAACTGCTCTTGAAAATTCAAATATATCAGCCCAGTTAACATTGACCTGATTACTTGAAGTATAACTTGAAATAGAGTCAGTAAGTCTCTGTATTTCTCTAAATGGATAATTAGTAGTACCCCTATATCTTTGAGGATGATATATTCGAGGTTCTAATGCAAATCCTGTCTCTAACGCATCTGCTGCAAGAGCCCATGCATAATCATCTCTTATATTATGGTCATTTGCAAGTCTAGCCTGAACATAATCATACAAACTATATCCAGTAGAGCCCCATGCCTTCATTGCTTTTATATGTCCATCTCTAGTATCATTTACTTGCTTTTTAGTAGCAACTAAACCACACCAATTCATATGAAGATTTATAATGCATTGTTCATCATAGTTACTTTCATGTATATATGCAAGTACGCTATGTTCATTTTCTCTTAACCAATCTGTAAAATGATGAGGCGAAAGTTGAATAGCATCACCAGAAAGGTTACTTTTCACCCAAATCCAAAATTCTTGTATAACTACCCAGTCTCTAAAAGGATAGAATTTTGTAATTGTAGATGGTATACGCAACCAAGTTCTTCTATAACCATTAATGTTAAAGAATGCATCATTTGCTGTCCAAGTATTAAGAAAACATTTAGCGACCTGTACCAGACTGATGATATTGCTTTTACTTACACATTCAGCCCAAGCCATTCCCCAGCCACCAAGACATGGTTCTCCAGTATGTGATATATGAGGATGACATGCAAATTTAGTAAATCCATTATGCCACATATCGCTCATTCTTCCCCTGTCAATATCTGATGTTATTAAATTCTGCTTGACACCACCTTCATAACTTGAGGGTTGTAGGTCACCACTTAATACCATCATTACATATCCCGGATTCTCTGACCTAAATCTAAGAGAATGAGAATGTAGTTTATAATTTACGGTTCCTCTAAATCGAGGACATCCAACTCTTAAATGAAATTCGGCTCCACCATTGTAAATCCTTACGCCATGTATCTTGTCTCCAAAATACTCAACATAATATTTAGCCAATGATGTTCTTTCATCAATATCTAATCCATCACCTTCCGTTTGAATTTCAGAATTGAACTTTAGCCATTTTGATATGGCATGCATTTTCATGCGAATACTACTCATTTTAACTCCTTTTTTTCATCGTAAGCGTGACGGTCCGGCTTTTTACACAAACACCCACACGGGTTTGCTTCACATAGTCGGTTTTATTTTAAGGCTGAGAAATATCAATCAACCCCTATTGGCTTCACGCCACGCTGTACGAATCCCTATTTAGTTATGCTATGAACAACTGCCTGATGTAACTTTATCAGTTACAAAAGCAACGAAATCGTTAGCACGAAGCGAGTGATTAGCGTCTACTTGTTTAGCATTAACATTAATTGTGGTGTTGTTCAAACCCATACCTAACTGCTCAGCAACATCTGCTGGTGTACTTGCATTTAGAGTCTTAACTTGACCACCGAAGGTTTGAACCAGTACACTAACTTTGTCTACTGCCATATGGTGTGTTCTCCTTAATGTCTGAGGGATTATGGTTAATGTTTAAAGGTTGCTCCCTCTGAGATTCCAGTTCCTTTAGCCTCTCTTGCATATCCTCTAAACACAAAAATATTTCATTTATATTCTGCTCTACTTTAGAAATTGATTTCTTAAATTGAGCGTCCCATAAACTATTTCCTTTTATTAATTTCATGATTTTCCTTATATTCAGGTTCCAGAAGGTGACCAAGTTCATCTGGCTCTGTTTCGTATTCACACTCATCGCATATAATGCCTAATTCAGAATAATCTTGTGCATATGCACTCTTATATTCTAAGAATGTAGTATTTGGTGAATCACATTTAGGGCAAGTGTACGGACTCGAGTCACCTCCTGTAGGAACTGAATTTTTATTGATTAGTTTTAGCATCCTCTTTTGTTTTCCAATTTTGCCACAATGCTTGTTGCCTCCAGTATTCCACCTGTTTATCGAGATGTAATATTGTTTTAGCGTGGTATTGCGATATCATTATGAGAACAAATACACTAATAATCAAAAGTAACACACTTATTACCAAGAATAAATCTAAGTAATCACTTAAAAATAGAAACATATCATTTCCCTTTATTTTGTTGAGAAGTATCTAGACTGTTAAAAAGAGACCTTTCAGCCTCCATTAGTTCAACTAGATTATTTATTTCAGATAATGAGCCTTCTAAATCTGATTCATGTTGGGCGAGGGTATCATTTAATTCCTTTAGACTCATAGATAACACCTCATCCAAAGATAGCCCTAAAGCCTCTTGGGCATATAGGACTATCTTTTTCATTTTACTCATATCAGGTCTTTTATATCGACTACTGCTGATTTAAGATTTACTTTATACTTACGCATTTTGCTTATAGAATCATCAAACTCCATCCATTCAGAACAATCAGTAAATATTTTTGAATTTATAGGTATACTTTCAAACCACGATACAAATTCCTCATGATTTTGGAACATACCTTTACGGATGAACTTTTTTGGTAATGAATCCATATCATCATAATCAGTCATAACATCTAAGAAATCTTGAAACTTTATTCTGTTATATCCTTCTTTATTTGTCATTAATGAACCCCATAAGTTATTCATCACTTTATTCTGCATTTTACCATGATGACTTAAAACTACATTGAGATACCATTCTGGATAAGACGATTCCCATTCTTTTCTATCATCATCACTCATAACAAAATCAACAAAGTTATCATTCTTCATATTATTATGAAGACAACCAGTACACATAGTAACCTCTCTAGTCTTATGATGTTCTTTTTCTTTCATTACCTGTCTTTTTGAAAGCATTTTAACACCAAATAAAGAATATTTTACATACTCTTCTTCTTGAGGAATTGCTTTCATGTAAGATGTAATCATTACACCCTTTACTATACTTACAATACCTGCCATACCTTTCCAGTAATGGCATATTTCACATATTAACCTTTTCATTAGTTTACCCCTTTTATTTAGTTAAATTTTCCCTGTAGATGGTAACACGCAATAGGAGACTGTTTAATGCAGCGTTTGGGTTTACTACAGGAATATTTTCTGAAACCCACCCAGATTTGATGGATTCTACCCTCAGGTATTGCAGTACCATCATCTGCATAAAAAGCCCATATAAATATCGGCTTTTAAAGGTAGAGTATAATTAGAGATTATCTGTAATGACTAACTAGCTTTTACTTTTAGCAATACGGAATTTCACTACAGGCTTTAACTACACTCTTAAATTTAAAGAGGGGCATTTTGCGTAATTATATCACCTAAAACACCCCTCTTGGTATGCGGACATGCGGAGTCCGTACAATCAACTGTCCAATGTTCTCGATTTTATAAAGTTGCGAAAACCAGTTATTAATCTGGACAGATTACCACTTATTTTACCAGACACGGAAGCACCAGTATTTGTGTATGCATAATTTACATTACCACTTTTATTATGCTCTTTAAAGTGCTCAGGTATATTGTTCCGATAAATATTCACTCTCTTCCTTATTGATTTAGAACGGCGAACTCTCTTACTATGCTTTTTAGCAGTACCTGTCTGCTTTTTATCAGTATTATACATTCTGTCTCCTTTGTGTTGTAGGTGCAGATTGCTCCACACCTACAACGGTTATTAAATTACCAAATAAGGTCATCATGCTCTTTGAATTGCTCTACTTGTTTCTTTGTCATTTCAGCGACTGTATCATCTTTACCCATATCGACAAAATTAATGACACCATCAGACAAATCATAAGGCAAATCATGACCATAACCACTACAATAGTCTTTAATCTTTTCAGCAAGACGATTCCTTTGTTCCCATGTATGATTAGTACCTTCCATGTAGTTAATGACATTTGCATATCTAACTAGTGTAGCCAAATTCACACGCTTACGCACCTTACTTACCCTTTGATTAGTAACAAAGATAAGAATTTCAATACCAAATAGACTGAATTTGATGTCTTTTTGATACCATTTAAGAAAATCAAACATACTGTCTCCTTTTCGATGATTCTGTTAAAGGTGTGATAAAATAGAAACAGAAGAGTCGCGTATCCCAAAACACGGGGACACGCAACTCTTCGCAACTATGGATTAGATAAGGTCTGCCAAGTCTACATCGCGACTCACCCAGATATGCACCAGATTGTGAGAGGCAACTTTATGAGGCATACGCTCATTCAGAGGCTGACCAGTATACCGAACTTGACATAGGCGATGTTCACCACTTTCAGTAACCCATGTAAGACCGTCAAACTTTTGCCACTGTTCACATTCATCCTGCGTAACATCGCGTATGAACCAGTACGGTCTAGACTCTGGATTCTTTTCAGTCGGTCTTGTGACTGATTCAGCCAAACGACCCTCTGCCTTCATCAGTTTGATAAACTCCATTAGTTTCTGTAACATATTCAACTCCTTTAACTAGTTATGTGTTGATTAATCCGCGACCCACATGTTTATCTAACAGATGAAGTCGCAGAGGCGAGCAGGGGTAGTGCGGTAGTACACGGGGCGTTTGAACCCCTAGAGCGTGGGGGCACCGATTAAGATTCAACAAGAAAGAGCCCCCATAGGGGTTTAAACGCACCGGGTACGACGCTTTGTATATTCT